CGGAACACTTTTAACGAGTGCTGGTGCAGTTACATCCATTACAGGAACTGCTAACCAAGTTATTGCATCTTCATCAACTGGTGCTGTGACATTAAGTTTGCCTCAATCCATAGCAAGTACAAGTTCGCCAACTTTTGCAGCACTGACGTTAACTGCAGCATTAACAGTTCCTAATGGTGGTACAGGTTTGGCGGCTACTGTTGCAAATCAAATTTTATACAGCTCAGCAACCAATACTATTGCAGGATTAAGTGCTTTGGCAAATGGTGTTTTAATCACTAATAACAGCAGTGTTCCTTCATTATTGGCAAATAGTGGTACCGCTGGCTGGGTATTGACTGCAAATAGCGGTGCTCCTCCATCTTGGCAGGCAGTCGCTTCATCTGGTATCACTACAGTCGGTGACGTTACATCTGGATCCGTAGCATTCAATGGTACAGCAGGAACAACGCTAACGAGTACAACTGTTGGTCTAACATTGACAACAGCTAGCAATAGCAGTGGTGTTGGCGCTCCAATCAATGTTACCGCAGGAGCCACAAGTAACGCGGGAAGTAATGGTGGATTAATAACACTCACATCCGGGACAGGAAACACATCTGGAAGCGGAGGCATGATTTCTATTCTTGCTGGTACAAGTGGGAATTCAAGTGGCTCTGGTGGTGGAATTAATATTACAGCGGGGAACACCAATGGTTCATCAACAGGTTTTGGTGGGACAATAAATATAACCAGCGGACTTTCTTCAACTTCAAGTCGAGCTGGTGGTGCAATAAATATCACGACAGGAGCGGGGAATGGTCTTGGCGGAACTTTAACATTACTCACCGGGAAAGGTTCGGGAACTAATTCTGGTGGTCCGTTAAATATAACAACTGGTACTGGAGGAACTGGAGCCGGAACTGGAGCAGGCGGTCCTATAGCCATAACACCCGGTCTAGGCGGATCAACAAGCGGTGCAGGAGGATCATTAAACATAAATAGTGGATCTTCTCAGACAAGCGGCGTTGGTGGAGCACTGAACATTACTGGTGGCGCTGCTGTAGGTACAAATCAAAATGGCACCAATATTATAATTACTGCTCCTACATCAACAGGTACAGGAACGCCTTCACAAATACAGCTTCTGGCCGATGCGTCAGGCGGAACAACTGGAACAGCGGCTGCAACATCGGTGCCTCGTCTAGTATTGAACGGAACAGCGGCTCTAACAAGTGCATCTGCTGTCACGATTGTAACGCCTACGATTGCCTCTGGCTCTATGGTTGGTGGCGTAATCCATTATACCGTTGAAGCTACTGACGGCACAGATTATCAGTGCACCTCAGGCATAATGGCTTATGCAATCACGAACAAAGCAGGCACGATATCAGGAACAGCAACGATAATTGGTACGGAAGTGTCTAATCATACAGTCGGAACTTTGGTGGATACGTTTGCGGTGACGGCTGCAGGATTGATACAAATAACATCCACATCCGTTGGGATTACGCCATCACGATATCGCGTCACATTTTCTGTGATAAGTAATTCACAACAAGCAATAGTTGTTGCCTAATAACGAAGGATAATTATGACGACTCAAAATAGTGTTGGCACATCGCTCTCTGGTCAGTCTGGAACGGGTAATTTTGTTGGATCAGATTCTCCTTCGTTAATAACTGCTACTTTAAATACACCTGCATCAGGTATTCTCACGAATTGTACTGGTTTACCCCTAACAACAGGGGTAACCGGTAATTTATCAGTAGGAAACCTTAATAGTGGCACCAGTGCTTCGAGCACGACTTATTGGGCAGGAAATGGCATATGGTCTGTACCTGCAGGCACCGGCGTAACCAGTGTCTCAGGAACTTCAAATCGAATCACATCTACTGGCGGAACAACGCCAGTAATTGATATTTCCCAAAGTTACGTAGGCCAGACATCAATTACTACTCTGGGCACAATTGGGACAGGAACATGGCAGGCATCTGTCGTACAACCTACCTATGGCGGCCTAGGCACAGGAATAGCGCCCACTGCCGGACAAATACCGATTGGATTAACAGGCGGAACATATGCACCAGCGGCTATCAATTCTGGCACAAACATTCTGGTAGGAAATGCTTCGGGTTCAATCACGATTAATTTCTCTGGCAATCTGCCCGTTACAAATCTAAATTCTGGCACAAGTGCATCCGGCACGACCTTCTGGCGCGGTGATGGCACATGGGGAACGCCAGCGGGAACGGGCGTAACAAGTGTTTCCGGCACATCTAACAGAGTTACATCCACAGGTGGAATTACTCCAGTCATAGACATATCTGCGTCTTATGTTGGCCAGAGTTCGATAACCACGCTAGGTACGATTGGTACCGGCGTATGGAACGGAACATTGATTGGCCCTACTTATGGCGGCACCGGCGTAAATAACGGCTCTAATACGCTGACATTGGCGGGAACTCTTTCAACATCGGGCGCATTTGCTTCTACGTTTACTATGACGGGTGCAACAAATGTTACCTTCCCCACAAGCGGAACACTTTTAACTTCGGCTGGCGCAGTTACATCCATCACTGGCACTGCCAATCAGGTGATTGCTTCTGCTAGCACTGGGACTGTTACCCTTAGTTTGCCGCAGAGTATTGCAACAAGTAGTGCAGTTCAGTTTAATACTGTAAGACTTAATGCATCTAATATTTTGGACTCAAATGGTAATATAGCAGCTTCATTCCCCGCCACCTCTTCGGCAGTTAATTATTTTGTATTAAATAATGCAGCGGGGGTTTCTAATCCAAGCTTATCTCCTGCTGGAATACCAACTGACCTTGGCATTAACTTCACTGCCAAAGGTCTAGGTGTTTTTAATTTATCCACTACTGCTGCAACGAATCAATTTATAATGTTTACTGGTTCTGGTTATCAGCATACTAGCGCATTCTCATTGCCTTCAGCCGCTAGTACTAGTGTATACACCTTCCCAGATGCGAGCGGAACAGTTGCATTGACCTCTGGAGTTGTATCATCTATCGCAGGAACGTCCAATCAAATCGCAGCATCAGCATCAACTGGCGCAGTTACATTATCCTTGGTTAGCAATCCTATTTTACCAGGTACAGGAGGCGTTCAATTGCCGGGTGGAACGACTGCTCAGCGTGCAGGAGGAGCAGGTACGATTCGGCTTAATACTCAGACATCATTATTTGAAAGTACAGTTGATGGCTCAACATGGGCTACGATAGAAACGAGCGCGGTAGGCGTGACTTCGGTGGCCGGGACGGCTAATGAAATCTTAGTTAATGGTACTACCGGAAGTGGACAAACAGGAGCGCTTACGCTTACATTGCCTCAGGCTATTGATACTACCAGTTCACCTACGTTTGCTAGCCCAACATTTACAGGTAATGCTGTGCTCGGAACTCCTGCATCCGCCACGTTAACGAATGCTATAGGACTTCCTTTAACGACTGGCGTGAGTGGCAATTTACCTGTGACTAATCTTAATAGCGGAACTGGAGCATCTAGCACCACTTACTGGTCTGGATCAGGCACATGGACTACTCCAGTTGGTTCATCATTTTCAATTAATGTCCAAACATTTTCAGCAACTGGAACTTATACGCCTACGTCAGGAATGGTCTATTGCATCATTGAATGTTGGGGCGGTGGTGCTGGTGGAGGGGGCATAGCTGGATCATCTATACAGGGAGGAGGTGGTGGTGGTGGACAAGCCGGAGGTTATTCTAGGAAATTTGCATCTGCGACTACAATTGGAGCATCTAAAACCGTAACTATAGGAGGAGCTGGAAATGGTTCAGGAGGAAATGTTACTGGAGGAGCAGGAGGAAATACTTCAGTAAGCACAATTTGCGTCGCATTAGGTGGAGCTGGAGGAGGAGGATCAGGAGGAGCTGGAGCTATTGGTGGATATTTAATATCTTTATCAGGAGCTGTAGGTGACATTACTTCCGTGGGAATGGGTGGATTGTCTTCAATAGGAGGAAACACTTCTGTTTATGGAAATTCTGGTCAAGGTGGATCTTCATTAATTGGATCAGGTGGAACAGGTATAAATTCTATTGCTACATCTGGAGCTACTGGATCCAATGCTACTGGATTCGCATCTGGAGGCGCAGGAGCAGCTGCAAATGGGACAACATCATCTTTTTCTGGTGGTAATGGAACTGGAGGATATGTAGTAATTACAGAATTCATTTAAGGACAAAATCATGCCTCTAATCAAAAGTATGAAATTTCAAAGAAAATGGTTAAAAGATAATAATTAAATCTATAATTGATAATCAGGATATGTAAATGCAATTATTACTAGTCCTTCTGCAACTTATTCTTATGCTGTAGGAACTGCGGGAACTGCGGGAACTGCGGGAACTGCGGGAACAGGCGGTAGTGCCGGTGGAGCAGGCGGCTCAGGCTACATTGTTATCAGAGAGTATTATCAATAACTATGCTACCATAAACTGCCCCTGACGTTGAGCAGGGGCATTAACTCAACAAGGAATATAATCATGTCAGAATTATCAACTTTTGTAGCATCTATGGAAGCACGTATCAAAGAATACGAAACCGCAATTGCAACGTCCCTTGCAAATCACAACGGCCTTCTAGGCGCATTGGCTGAACTAAAAAATGTTCTAACTATTGCTGCACCTGTTGTAGAAGCATTAGTTCCAAGCGCATCGGCCATTATTAATACAGTGGAAAATGTGGTAAATGATGTGGATAATGCTGTAGAACCTGCTGTTTCTGGTGCTACGGGTGCCGCTGCAGAATAGTTCACAATTGATTCATGCTTTAAACACAGGCTTACGCACAGGATTATTTGTGCGTAAGTTGTTGATGATCAAATCTTATTCAAGATTATACATAAAACAAGCCACGCTTATAATAACAATAGTATTACTTCTTAAGATCTAATATTATAATAACTGATGGCCTCCATTCCATCACTCCTAGTCAGTCAGTACAGCTCTTGTCATCCGCAAGGGCTGTTCTCAAAGGGATATCATGAAGTTATTTATTGTCTTATTAATGTTAATGTTTGGTGCCTTTTCCAGTTTACTGTTACATTATTCAAAACATCCCACGCATTCTGTAGTTGTATACCAATCTGAGGTTGATAACGATGATGGCTATGTTCAAATCCCTGTGGAGCCGATTATTTATGCAAACTAGTGTCAAGGGGGTTATAGCTCCGAGCGCTGTTCCTGATGAGATGTTAATTGGTTGTCTTGGTGCACATGAAGGCATAAAACAATTTGGTTATCTTGATTCAGACAAAAACATGACTATTGGTTGCGGTAGATGTATCCAAGAAGGTGTTGGTCGTGGATTAAGTGTTGATGAGATTTTTTATCTTCTTAAAAATGATATTGCATATTTTCGTTTACAACTTCAGGTTTATGATTGGTATAAGATTCAAGACCAAGTGCGTGCAGATGCTTTGGTTGAGCTCGCATTTAACATGGGTATTTCGCATTTACTTGAGTTTGCCGATATGTTGTACGCATTAAAAAGAAAGTCGTATCCTGAGGCTGCTAAGGCGCTTCTAGCTAGCAAGTGGGCGGAACAAGTGGGACCGATAAGAAGCAAGGATTTAGCTTACAGGATTTTAAATGGCCGTTACACTTGAAGACATTGAACAAATAAAAATTATCGAATGGATAAAGCAATGCTCAGATTTGCCAGTAATCCACATTGCAAATCAACGGAAAACATCTGCTCAACATGGTGCTCTTTTAAAGCGCATGGGTGTAAGAGCAGGCGCTGCCGACTTGTTTTTACCTCGTAGTAATGGCATTCATTCTGGCTTATGGATTGAATTAAAAACCTTATCTGGCAAGCCAACTAAATTACAGTTAGATTTTTTAGTTGATATGATCAAAGAAGGCTATTCGGCCAAAGTATGTTATGGCGCTGAGCATGCGATTGACTTGATTAAAAAATTCTATAATATGGCATAAGCCCAAACAGCTAAATAAGAGCCCTTCAAGCCTCTATACTTATGCTCAAATCGTGAGGGCCTTCTGATTCCCATCGAGAGGGTCATCATTGATGATCATATGCGCAAGACGCTGCCGATGGGATCTTAATTGTATCAATCAAACACCTTCTTAATAATCCGATAATATCCGTCATCACTCAAAGTACATACCAACGTATGCGGTGTTTTGATATAATGCGATTCAATTAATTCACGCATTTTGTTGATATTGGATAAATGCATATAAAATTGGCTGGCATTATCGACGTGTGGTCTCAAAAATTTGGCGTAAAGTATATTTTTATTCTTTGGTGTATTAGTGTAGTAGCTTTCAAATACCCTGTGAGCGCCACAGTCGTACGATATATTTATTATCGGCAACAATGTAGTGCCCATTGGAACAACGCTGTATCGGGCCTCAGTGACGGTTAAAGTGTATGTTTCAGCTTTGATTCGCTTGAGTTTTGCATTTGGGTCGATGAGTTCGGCTTGGCATGATCGGCACATTCTTGCGCACTGATCATTTTTTGTTCTACAATTAGGGCATTCTCGCCAATCAAAAAAGTGATCACATCTTTTGTCATCGACAATACCTCGGCACCTCCTTGCCATAAGAGAGTTATTGCAGCCGCAAGTAAAACATGGTATCGGGTAATCTTCTTCTTTTTCATTTTCTTTTGGCCTAAGAGCTTCATTAATTATTAAATTATCTATATCTTGATGTCTAGTTAAATTACCAGCAAAATCCAAAATAAGTGCATTTTTTTTTGAATCATGCAGTCGAAGAGCGCGACCTATTCCTTGAACATATAATACCAGAGATTCCGTAGGCCTCAACCATATTGTTGTGCAGAAATTTGGCACGTCAATGCCTGTCATCAAACAATTGACGCTGATCAAGTATTTTATTTCATTATTGCGAGCCATGGTTAATATTTTGTGACGTTCTTTTTCTGGAGTGTCACCTGTAATAATGTATGCTGACCCTTGAGGTAATGCTGCTAAGGCTTCATCGCAGTGCTTTTTACTACTGCAAAACACAAATGCACCGTTTCTGTCCGCCATGACTTGATTTGCTTCTTGTAATATTTCCCATGTTAAACGCTTGTTTTTGTCAACGACTGCCTGTAGTTCAGTAGTGTTGAATTTGCCGGCTTTCATTCTGACCGAGCTAAAATCAAAAGATTGTGTTTCAGGATAACCATAAACCGGTCTTGCTAAGAAATTATTTTCGATTAACCATGACGTGGTTATATTGGCTACGCGCGACTTAAACAAGCATGAGTCACCAACAATATCATTTCCAGAGCCTCTGAAATCTGTGCCCGTTAAGCCGAGTAGCCGCATGGGTTGATACTCTTGCTTATAGTGTCTTAGTATTCTCATGAATTGCGAATCATGAGCTGTATAATTAATTGAATGAGCCTCGTCTACAACCACTATATTGAAAATAATGTCTTTAATGGGGTGATTGTTCTTGATAGCTGCAATGATTGACTGAGGCGTTGCGAATATAATATTCGTATCGAATTCTTTTTTGTTTAATGATGCACAGAAAACTGATGGATTGCCTCCTAATCGTTTAAATGTTTCTGAATTATTTCGTACGAGCTCTGAGCTGTTGACAAGGCATAATGCGCGTTTATTTTTAAGTTCAAGTTCGCGCATCATACTTCCAATCATGACCGATTTTCCGCTGCCCACACTAGAAACAAACAGAACAGGATCATCATTTTTCTTTAATGCTACCCATGCCTCATTGATCCCTGTTTTTTGATAATCCCTTAATTTAAACATTTTTTTTCAAATAATTAATTGCCCGCTCTAAGATGGTGCAAGAATCTTGTAATAATCCAATTCCAGAATTGCATTTTGTACACAACAACCCTCTAATATGACCTTTTTTATGACAATGGTCGACGGAAAGTTTTGATAAGGTTCCTTTTACCATTCTTGATTCTGGTTTAGAGCATATAGCGCAGACATTTTTCTGTTTCATAAGTAATTTATCAAAATCCACTCTATTTATAATGCATCGAGTAGAAACACTTGTATTGTCTTTTATTTTTTCATTAATTATTTTTTCACAGGATTTGCATAGAGGATTTTTTCTTTTTATGCCTCCTGCATTAAACATTGAAATGCATTTATTTGTTTTGCAAACAAAACATGTTAGAACTTTATTATTATTACTTCTAAACCTAAATCTTTCTTCTCGAATTTGATGATATTTTGATTTTTGACAGTCGCTGCATTTGTTTCTATGGCCATCAGAACTTGAAAAACATTTAACGAAATTTGAAATATCCTTTTCAATAAAACATCCTCTGCAATATTTTTTATCAATGACAATTTTTTCTTTTAGTGTCTGGTTTTCTTTTCTACGCTGAACAACATATTTTTTGTTATATTGAGAATGACAATATTTGCACTTACTGTCATAACCACTTTTTCGTTGGTTGTTTTTTGTGAAATCAGTTATTTCTTTTATTTCTTTACAAACACGACATATCTTGGCCATAACCCCTCCATCAAGGCATCAAAAAGGATCCAAACCAACATGTGATGAGCATGTATTCACTCCGTCGAGCTAGGTTTGGATAAACATTATATCACAATCTCGAATATTCCTCTTTCGCTTTCAGATAGGCTGCGTGGGCTTCTTCGGGGGTGTTGTGCCAGCTAATATATTTGTACTTCTTCCCCAACCAAAGACGAGCCGCAAATCGTTTGTTGTCTTGATAGACCCCTTTTAAACCATGTTTATTTTTTACTTGCAGGTCACATTGCTTCATCATCTGCGAGTGGTCTACAGATTTTAAATTCTCTATTCTATAATTAGTTGGGTTGCCATCAATTTCAATTAAATAATCTGGTTTTATTTTATGATGATATAAATAAATCAAATGACCATAAGACCAATTGTATTTTTTGTTTTTTACGCGAAATGAAACCGAGAATAATAATTTCTTACTGTTTCCGTTAATGGAGCCATAAATTGTCGTGTTGCATTTTCTTCGTATCAACTCACCATCCCGATACACATAATTCTCATGCAAATAATCATAAATCAACTCAACTTCGGCTTCTGTCATTTTCGAACACTCTCCACAGCTCTTTGTATCTTATCAATAGCAATACCTCCAGCACAGGGTGCCGCCTGTATTTTAGGTCTAAGCATCTTCCGAAACACATTCTCAACAATCGCATACATCTCAGGCGAACTACGTTCTTCTTTATTGGTATCAGCATGGTGTCGACCAGGACGAAGATTAATCTTCGGATTTTTTTCCCATTCCAAATAAGCCATAGAAGCCTCTTCAATAGTATCAAAATATCCTAAGTAATGACCTTTTCGATCAATCCATCCGATAGCACAATATCTGTCGCCTTTTTTATAAACACCCTTAAATCCTGTTTGGTTGGGACGGCTCACTTATATTCATCCTCAACGATAGATTGATAAGTCTCTAAATTCATATTTTTAATTTGCTCTTGAATAATTGACATTTCTGCTTTTAATTTTTTAATGTTAACCATCATCAAAAATAAATCTTTATTATAAAAATAATCTTTAAAAACAATATGAAAATGTGAATAAAGAATAATCATCAAAGCAATTGATGAAGCAGCTCCACCAAGCATTCCAATTAAAAATACATCCATTTCAGTCAGCATGGCAAATTTTCCTATATGAACACATATTGCACACAAAAAATATAGGGTTCTTATTTATTTTTTCAGGGGCTTCTGTAGCCATTGCAATCTTTCGTGCCTTTTCGCGCAGCTCATGATAATAAATATCATCATAAGTCACCCATTCGTGATGAAGCTCAGATGTGTTTTTATCTATTGCTAACAAAACACCGCGCGAATAACCAGCCATCCCCATGTAAGCCTGTAATTGCGCGTAATAGCTTTCCCGCCATGCAATTAATCCTTTAGATTTAAAGCTTGAAAATGAAGCTGTATTAGCGGTTTTAATCTCAACAATGGCAATGGGTTCTGCTTTAGACAAGAGAATGGCATCACAGTGACCTTGAAACAATGGAAAAGAAGCATCTCGCAATGGCTTATCACGAACAATATGCAATCCAGCCTGCTCCATATAATCCAATAGCATTCCCTCGAGACGCTTGCCAATATCAAAGGTGGTCTTTAAACTAGGTGACGGCTTTGAGGATTCGGCTCCTTTGAAGCCGTACCATATTGCGCGATCACATTTATTCCCTATACTGCTTGCGCCAATGTAATGACGCTTTGCGTCTAGCGGAGATTCAGCTATTGTTTTTGTTATTATTGCCGACAGATCCATTGTGATTCCTTATTAAATTAGTGCTGGTTTACGTCCAGCAACGTCACTCATATCAGAACGGTAAATCATCGCCAATATCCGGCATCTTATTAGCATTACGCTGCAGTGCACTGTCAGTAGGATGGCGAACAACTTCAGCCTTTATGCCTGTTTCAGTGGCAATAGAGCCAGAAACGTGAACTTCACGGACAAAGTTGCCTTGCATCATCCCGCCATCAGCTTTAGGCATAGACCATTCACCAACTTTAATGGAAACAATCTTATTTATCATAAATCCAAGTTCAATATCATTAGGGGCTTCATTATGGGTAGGCTTGAATTCACATAGCTGCATGATTAATTTAAGCATATTCAAATTGCGTTGTATTTGCTCTGGCTTTCCATCAAAGCATTTTATTTTCAACGCCACTTCACGCGACTTGAAATCACCGTCAAGCAGTTTGAAATTAACATTGTAAAATTTATCAGTAGTTCCGGTGTGTTTATTCTCTTTTTCAACTAGATTAAAGTTTTTAATCATTGCTGATGCAATGGTTCCTTCTGGCAATATGGTGAAGTCGCCGACAAAGGCATCTTCTGGTTTACCACTTGGTAATTCGCCCGTTCCCGAGGTCCAAAAACTCATTCTATTTCTCCTGATTAAAATACGGTATATGTTTTGCTATTTCATCGAAAGACATCTTTATCTCTGATGGCATATTAAATCGGTTTTTACTGACATGCCCATCTGATACTCCAGCCATGATGACTCTGTCATTTGTGCTTCGAACAAGCGTTCTTCCGCTATCAGTCTCACTAGTAAATGACTTCAGTCGACAGAAGAAAACCCCGTCAACATCATCGACGTAAACAGCGCGGCTTTTCTCATGATTCATAATGATTGAATAAATATCAAAATCCTCAGCATCAGGGGCTTTGTGTTTGATCACCCCAATATGAGCTACGTAAATCACGCAAATACCGCGCTCTTTGAACTTATCCATCAAACCCTTGAATGCAGCATGGATTGAGGCAGCTTTCAGATATCCAGCTCCGTAGCCGCCACAAGCAGCCGTCAGCGTGGATGGCTTTACGCCATTTTTACCGATCGGTTCACCTTCAAGAATATACTCAACAATTAGCTGGTCAAGCTTGCTAATGCTATCAATGACAATGGTTTTAAATGGAATCTCTTCGAGCGCCAACAACGCTTTGATGTTTTTCCATATTTCATTGAATGATAAGGCTATTGGTAATGCTTGAATCCCCGGAAGCTCATTATCTTCAGTAAGCACAAATAATGGTGAAGGGAAGTGACTGGCAAGCGTGGATTTTCCAACCCCAGGCTTGCCATAAAGTGTAATTCGTGGAGCACCAGGCTGCGTGGTGATCACACTATCTAAAATACTCATCAGCAGCAATCCTCAACATACAACCCAGCAGACTTAGGGGTATCAATCTCGATTGTCTCTGGTTTGTAATTGTTGGTACAGGCGCCCAAGAGCACCATAATTAGTAAAAATCCATATTTCATATTAGTTGGCACTCGTAATTAGCACGTTAAGTTTAGATGGTTTTTTGCTCACCATCGTTGCGATCAGCTCCAATTCTTCAGCGCTAGCGTATTTCTCTGCATCACGAAGAGTAGCTTTATCGATATCAAACGATATACGTTGTTTGACGAAATTGAAACATTGAGGTAATCGTCCAGCTGATATTTGATATTCTTCTTTATTTAAACTGTAGATATAGCCGGTTTTGGCTGTTATCTTCCACTTTCCAACCGTGTAGGATTTGCTGCCATCATCAGTATGATTGAGTAATTCAGCAACACGTGGCTCAAGCGCTTCCTTAATTCTTTTTAGCTCGGCAAGTTGGAAATTTATGTTATTCAGCGTGGACACCAAGTCTTGTAATTCATTATCACGGGCTTCTTCAGGACTGTATTGATATTCGTTCATGTGTTGCTACCTCTTCAATTGCGACGGTAATGTCGTGAGGCCATTATATTTCACCTTGTAATTTATTGCAACATGAATTACAATTAATTTTTAATTAATTTGGATGATTATGTTACTAGATGAAGTGATTAAACATTACGGCAGTAAGCTCAAACTATCGAAGGCGGTTGGTATTGCGATATCTGTTCCGCATGTCTGGGCATTCCGTGGCTACATACCTATTGAAGCTCAGCATAAGATTGAAGATCATTCCCGCGGTCATTTAAAAGCTGATTATGCACATGCAAGGAGAAGGTGTTGCTAAGTATTAGCGAAAAGGAGGAGCTCGAGCGTTTACGACGTTATGCGTCTAATATTATTAGCAACCCATATGACAGAGCTTTTTTTAATCTTCAGAAGTTGATTGACCAAACGCCTTCGTCCTCTCCTTTTAATGTGATTGCTATGGCTATTATGGAATTAAAAAGGCAAATTGATAAATGAAATGGCTTACTTTATTAATTGGGATGATTATCTTGTTGGGTTTATTAGCACTTCGCTTTCTGCCATTTTTAGTGGTAGCTTATATCATCGTACATTTTCTTCAAAAATGGTGGTAGAGCATGGTCATGATAAATGTAAAAGAGGCGATCGAGGATCGAGTTCGATATGAGCATGCGGCAGAAACCTCCACATTAAAAGAGCGCGCAGCCGATATTGTAGCTGAATTCGGTGGTAGCTGGACTTTTATCGCATCATTCAGTGTATTTGTTGTTGTTTGGGTGGTATTGAACTGCCTTTCTCATGCGATCGATCCCTATCCATACATCTTACTCAATCTGATTTTAAGCTGCTTGAGCGTCTTCCAAGCGCCATTCATTCTGATGTCTCAGAATAGAATGGCGCATATTGATCGTCGACGTGCTGAAGAGGATTATAAAATCAATCTGAAAGCCGAACTTGAGATCCAATCTCTTCACGAGAAACTTGATGCTTTGTCTCGGCGACTGGCGTCATTGCCTGAGTTTGTGACGGCTCTATAACATCTGATGTGGTTTTTCTCTGACAGAAGAACCCACAATGATATCTTTTGGTGCCCGCATCGACTTTAAAAGTAGTTGAAGTTGAATTGTGTACTGGATTATGTTCCATGATGAAATCCTCAGTTAGTGGATGTCATGATCAGTTTAACATGGATTTAGATTGATCTAATAGTGTTTAAAATGTAGAATGATTGGCTCAAAGGTATATCAGTACCTATGAGCCAGAGGGCGTAGCCCGTTGGCAATTTCAACCTGCGACAACAGGCGAAACATGCAGATATATTATACATACCGCGTTCAAAAGTCAAGTATTAATTTAAATAAATCTATGTCATTGTTATGGCAGGGATTTTATCGTCTGAATTTTCATAAGCTCACAAGGATAGAAAGTCATGAATCATTATTTTGATGTAGATGTAGCAACAAAATATAGCGTTAATATAGCAATCTTTTTAAATAACTTGGCGCATTGGACAGTTGTTAATATCGCCAACCGTAAAAACTATTATGATTTTAGGTATTGGACTTATAACAGTCGACGAGCCTTCTTGGAATTATTCCCTTACTGGACTGATGATCAACTTCGCACAGTGATTTTAAATGCGATTAAATCCGACTTAGTGATCGAAGGTTGTTATAATTCCAAAGGCTATGATCGCACAAAATGGTATTCACTTTCTGATAAAGCCTTGGCTCTTTACAAGATCAACCCAATAGCTCCAACTGATCAAGAATCAAGCAAAAACGAACCATTAGAACTTCCCAATTCAAGCCCAGCCTCATTTGGGAAAAATCCCAATTCGACCTGGGAGAAATCCCCAATGGACCTGGGAGAAATCCCCAATGCATTGGGGAAAAATCCCCAACCTATACCAAATAGTATTCCAGATGATAAACCAAATACTACTACTACAAGAGATCAAATTTTGAACAAAAATCCTGACCCTGAACCGGTAGTAGTATTTACTGATTCTTTAACTTCAACCCCTAAGGTCAACCCCTTAATTCCGATTAACAGGATTGTGGCTACGACTGACATCGAGCTATTAACCGCATATCGTTCCAGACCGATCTTTTCTGAAAACATTCTTTGTGAAGATGATTTTCTTTCTGCGTGTGATTCCATGATTAAAGACAGGGGCGATATGCCATTGCGAGGACGCATCAAAGGGATTGTAGGATGGATTTTGACCGGTAATTTTGAGGAGCCAAAAGAATGGGCACGAGAGCAACGTAATATAAAAAACAGAGCCAAAGGTGAAGCGAATATGCTTTTACAAGAACAGGCGACGCGCAAAAAAGCCCCTATTACTACAAAATCAAAAACAAAAGAAGAATGCATGAAGGAAATAATGGAAAATGCATTGAAAGATAAAAAAGAAACGATTATTGAGCCGATTTACAAAGAATCTACTTTTGATAAAAATAGTAAAAATTTAAAAAAGCAGTATAAAAAAATAGATCCTCCAGAAAATGAACAAGAAATGATGTTTCAACCCGATATGAACTTAATCGAAGAAGATAAAAAAGAGGAAGAAGAGCTACCTGAAGTATGGGAAGCTAGATTATAATCACTCCGCGTGGGTACCTCAGCTGGTTAGAGGGGATGGCTTAAAACGCCGGTCAAGTCGCCAGTTCGATTCTGGTCCCACGCACTTAATCTACATTTAGGATTCAAAATGACAAGACACAGAGGCACAGTAAAATGGTTTAACGAAAGCAAAGGATATGGATTTATCACTAACAATGACCGTGACTACTTCGTTCACATTAAAGCAATAAAAGACAAAGTTGTTCCTGTTCAAGGACAGCATGTAACATTCATCCCAAAACCTGGCACCAAAGGCGAGCAGGCGGGGGATGTTGAGGTGATTGAGGCTGATGGCAATAGGTAGTGGCGGGTTAAGTTTTGATTGGCTTAAATCGCGTTTAAATCGGTTTCGTTCTCGGCTTTGGTGATTTTGATATGCGCAGGCGCATCAATGGACATTTTAATTTGTGTCTCACTGATAGAAATTACTTTGATTTTAATTTCTGTACCATTGATAAAGATACGCTCATTTAGGCGTCTAGTTAAACTCAGCATGATTACTCCTGTTATAAAGTTAAATAAAGTTTTTTTTCTGATTGCCATTTCTTTTGCACTCGAGCAGTACAGGAGCGACAACAGGTAGTATATTTTTTATTTCCTTCACGAGTCATTTTATACATTCTATATTGATTAATTGGTTTTTCAATAAGGCATGTTGTGCATAAAATCATCTCCTCTTCCCTTTATATTTATGTGTATCACAATTATTATACTGATCACATTTAATGAACCAACGATACTCATGATGATGCGACTCAGCGCTGCAAGTTGTGGTGAACGTTTGCATCCATGGTGTCATCATGCCAGCGTAATGTTGATTATATCTAACCCATGTTTGTTTGGCGTATACTTCGCATTGTTCGGCTGTATCAGCTTTGTATCGCATGTTCCATTGGTGCGCCTCTTTTGGTTGAGAGGGTGATTGCAAAAGGACGATTAACATCCATGCGCCTGATGTTGCTCCTAACATTTTTTATCCTTGTTTTAAATGTATCGTAATTTGGTTGCTATTGCGTCGGTTATTTCCTGGGCTAACATTTCTGGATAGACTTCTAGGTATTCACAGATCTCCATATTGATGTGCAAATGATTTTCTATCGTCTCCAGTATCGTGTCCTTTATGCTGAATCCATTGATGGTATAGTCCATATTGGTTAGGTTTGATGGTATCGTGCCGGTTGCTGCGTTTCCGGATAATGAGATAGATTTTGGCATGGAATAATGACACTCATCTTTAATCTCTCCTTGGCATTCTTCTCCGCATTTTAAACAGTCACGGGTATTGTACTCATCATCCCAGCATATCCATTCATGATCACAATAGTTGTCGATTAGGGATTGGATTTTGTGTATCAAAGGATTAGGTTCAACCATGCATTCAATGCCATAGATTCGATCCCATAGACTTGCCAATAGTTCTTTTAACTCTTCTTTCGTGAAGTCATTCATCATCACCCCCTTCTGGGCAATACATTGGTTTGCCATAACTATCAAGTCTCGCTTTCAGTTTGTCTCTCAGTACATAAGACGAATCAGGTTCGTGATACTCCTCGATTGCCCAAGTAATCATTTGCCATAATGTATGAATTTCTTTTTTCGTGAAGTTATTCATGATAACAACCAAAGCGTTACGCAAACGATTAAAGTACAAGCAATGACTGTTTTGCATATATTTTCTATGTCTTCACTATTCATCTGTAAAACTCTCCGCAATGAATACATTTAAATCGTGGGGGATTGGTCAAATAACAATTTCCATCCGCATGATGTTCATGTGATTTTAGTTTAGAGAAATCATATTTATTTATGAAGTTCTCAAGACTTGTTATTCTTTGCTCCAAGCGCAAAAACATGTTGATAACATCAGATTTCATCTGTAGAATTCTCCGCATTTAATGCACTTAAATTTATAACCATCATCTTCTTTTTTAAATTGATTCCAATCGGTTTCATGCTTGCATTCAATTTGTAATCCGCATTCTCCGCAATCACCATATTTACTCATTAATTCATGCTCACATTCTTCACGATTACCCAGCTTTGCGCCGGAGACGTTGCAGTATTCGCTATCTTCAAAGTTTGAACGCATAAATCCTATCCCATAATTTAGAGCGTCTTCCGATGCTTTTTTGTATGCCTCATTGAATGAGGTCTTCCATTCGCCGCTTAATATTTGTTCATTCCTCAATTCTTGCCAATATTCAATCTGGGATTCGATTAATTGGGCTTTGGTGGGGTATATTTTTAATCCGCCTTCAGTGCATTCCTTGTATTGTTCAAGAGTAAATTGATGGTCTGAAATATCCATGTCACCATTAACGAACCATCCATGAATTAATTCCGGCTCTGGCTGGGTTAATTCTTTCAATCTAGCAACCAAGGCATCAACTGAATCAAAAGTATTGTGAGGCAACCTGTCACCAGACAAGATATACTCAATTGTTGGTTTATTATCGTATACATGATTAAAGTTGTAGCGTTCAATGCTGATTCTCGTATAACCAGCGGTTTTAGCCGTATATTGGTCTGCAAGCTCATAAGCCAATTCAATACTCATAACAATTTCTCCAAGTCAGATGCCATTTGAACAATGCTGTCTGCAATTTCTTCAAGCGATAGGTTTGACTCATATATATCAAACGGGATGACGTCATCCCAGTCATTTAATAACGTTTCGATAATCGTATCAAAATTCATATCTGGATTGTATTTTTGAAGATAATGATTGACCGCAAATTGCTGGTATTTATTCATTTAAAACTCCTGTTGGTTATGCCTGTATTATATTACATCGTGCAATGAATTGCAATGCTTTAATGGAAATTCTGATTGTTTGTATAGACTGATCGCGTGAGCCAGGTTTGTTAATCCATATTCTAAGTCTTCAATTTCTTCGTAGTTTAATACGGTGGTTCTACCGTTTAAGGTGATGTAGGTTAACGGCTCTATATATTTTATGTTTAATTTGAAGTTTTTGGTTAGGTCGGTCAGGTTCATGATTGCTCCAGCTTCAATGGCTCGGGTTTCAATTCAATATTATTGTCTATTGCATAAGCGCTTAACGTATGAAAATTATCATAACCATACCATCGTGATACTAGATGCAGGAGCTTGTTGTATGATGCTTTATCGTCATATTGTTCGAGTACGTTCTGCATCTTTCTTGCTATTGCTTTTACGTCTTGGATGGCCATTATTCTTCATTCCAGTCTGATATAGCTATTCGTCCATCTTTGCGTGCTTCTAGTTCGGTTGCAAAGTCATTGCCGCTTTCTGCTACTGAGTCGCCTACGTAGTTTTCTATTGACCATGCCCATAGGCCGTTGTATTCGGATACTTTTAGTTTGTAGTTCACTTTTAACTCCTGTTATGTTGTTTTGATGTGGTAATTATATTGCACGGCGTAATGAATTGCAAGGGATTGATGAGGAATATGAGTTTTTTGTAGTGAATTGCTGTGGTAAAGATGTGTGCAGCACCTCTTTAGTCCTGTTGATTGCCTGTGGACAGGGGTTGTGATACCATCGTTCACAGTTACACACAGCTTTATCAACAGTTCTTGTGGATTAATAATGTTTGAGTTCGAGCGATACGTGCATGATGTAAACAACAGAGAGCTGTTATCGGCTTATCTATATCGTGTTGCGTTGCGTATTGATGTATTGAAGGTGATTCATGGCATTAGTTAGATGTAACCGTTGCGTTGGTACGGGTGAGATTATGGGTGGTGGCATGATGATGCAGGATTGCGTTGCGTGTGATGGCAGTGGAAAGATTTCTGATGATCCGGCTGTTGTTGATCCTGTTTCCGTAGTTAACCTTGATAGATGCAGTAAAACATATAAAGAAGCTATAAATGGGATCATGAATTTGCGTAGCTGCGATAAAGACGAGGCTGTGCGGGTTTTTGATGATGAATTTTCTAAGCTTGATGCGTGATGAACCCTCCGAATTATAAGCAAATTTCAATCGATTTAATCAAAAATTACTCACAAAATTCACGAACACATTCTGATGATCAGGTGCAACAAGTAGTTAATTCGATCAGGGAATATGGCTTTACGAATCCTATTTTAATCGATGAAAACAACGTTATTATTGCGGGTCATTGTCGCGTTGAGGCAGCCAAGCGTTTAGCGTTGACTCAGCTGCCTTGCGTTATATTAGCGCATTTATCCGAAACACAAAAGCGCGCCTATGTTATTGCAGATAACAAGTTGGCGTTAAATGCTGGTTGGGACTTGGAAGTGTTACGTGCTGAGTTTGATTTATTACGTGATGATGATTTTAATATTGAGCTGACGGGTTTTACGCTGGATGAATTGTGTGAATTATTGCCTGATGCGGAACCCGAGGTTCTTTGTGATGAGGATGATTGCCCCGATGTGCCTGATGAGCCTGTCACGAAGCTTGGTGATGTTTGGTTGTTGGGTGAGCATCGTTTGATGTGTGGTGATAGCACTAATATTGAGTCAGTTGAAAAACTCATGGAGAGTTTTAGTGCTCACATGGTATTTACTGATCCGCCATACGGTGTTAATTATCAATCCAATATGCGCACAAAAACAAAAAAATTCGATGTATTAGCGAATGATGATGTATTTTTAGATATCGCGCCTGTAATTGAATACCTATCAAAAGGCTGGGTATTTATTTGGACAAGCTGGAAAGTGCAAACCAAATGGATTGATCAATTTAAATCATTTGGCTATCCATCTAATATGATAATTTGGCATAAACCGGGTGGCGGGATTGGTGATTTAAAAAAGACATTCTCAAGTGATTATGAGGTTGGGTTGGTTTGGCACCGTGATGCCGCGCTATGCGGTAAGCGCATTGGGTCGGTCTGGACAATCAATAAAGACGGCGCAATGACTTATGTCCACCCCACACAGAAGCCTGTTGCATTAGCTTCGGAAGCATTAGATAAGTGTACTAAAATTGGTGATTATATTCTTGACCTTTTCGGCGGCTCAGGCTCAACCCTAATCGCATGTGAAAAGCTAAAACGCAAATGCTTTATGATGGAGCTTGACCCAAAATATTGTGACGTTATAATTAAGCGATACGAACAATACACTGGCAAAAAAGCCGTTTTGGAGCAATGATGGGATTACCCGGTGTAGCACATGTGCCAACAGACAAAACTAAAGCTGAGGTCGCTGCTCTATTAAGTTTCGGTAATACTCAAGCCGAAATATGCTCATATCTTGATATTACTGACAAAACATTCAATAAGCATTATGAGCATGAGATTCGTACTGCTGTAGTTCGCGCTAATGCAGGTGTTGCACGTAAACTTTACAATAAAGCCATGGTTAATGATGATTTGCAAGCTCAGATATTTTGGCTTAAGACGCGAGCTCGGTGGCGCACTGCAGATGTCCCTGAAGACAAGCAAGATGCATCTGACACCCTCAACAAAATACAAGCATTGGTTGCGGATTTAAATAAGACTAATGTAAGTGATATTTAACAGTTTATGAGGTCGACTGTGGCACAGATCATAAATCCTGTAGTTAGCCCTAGCAGGTGCCTCACCAATGAATGACCAAGAACACGCCCAACTAATCAGCGACCTACAATCCTCATTCTTTCTATTCGTACGTACATTCTATCCAATACTTACCGGTCGTGACTTTATTATTAGCAACCCACACGGTCGTGAGTCACACATCATTACAGTGAGCCGTGAGCTCGTTAAATGCGCCAATCTTGAGACATTGAAGCTTGTCATTAACATTCCACCGGGTCATGGTAAGTCAACTCTATTGGCGTTCTGGACGGCTTGGTGCTTGGCTAAGAATCCTGATAGCCGCTTTCTTTACATATCCTATTCACAAACCCTTGCGGCATCACATACGGATACGATTAGACGTATATTGATGATGCGGGAATTTAAGGAGTTATTTGGTGTCGAACTTAGACCAGATAGCAAAGCAAAAGACTATTTTCAAACAACTGCAGGCGGCGCTGTTGGAGCATTTGGTAGTGCTGGAGCGATTACTGGACGAGATGCTGGATTGCCAGGACTTGATAGATTCTCAGGTGCTCTCATTCTTGACGACCCACACAAACCTGATGAAGTCTATAGTGATACGATTAGAGAAAAAGTTATACAAAATTATCGAGATACAATTCAACAGCGCGCACGTGGAATAAACGTCCCCTTCATTATGATAGGCCAGCGCTTACACGAGGCAGACTTAGCAGCCTACTTACTAAACGGTGAAGATGGCCACGAATGGCGTCGCGTAATATTAAAATCAATTGACGAGGCAGGCAATGCGTTATATCCAGAAGCGTTTCCACTATCCATGTTACGTATTCGCCAGGAGAAAGATATCTATGTGTTTGCTTCGCAGCACCAACAAGACCCACAGCCTGCGGGTGGCTCATTATTTAAAATGGACTGGTTTATTAAACTCGATTTTGAACCACCAATCACTGTTACATTTATTACAGCAGATACCGCAGAAACCGACAAATCCTACAATGATGCAACGGTTTTTAGCTTCTGGGGCTTATATGAAATTGAAACGATGGGTAGAAAGACCGGAGAATACGGACTCCACTGGATAGATTGCCAAGAGTTACGAATAGAACCTAAGGATTTAAAAGAGGCCTTTATGGATTTCTACGGTGATTGCATGCGTCATAAAGTTCCCCCTAAAGTCGCATTTATTGAACGTAAGTCTACTGGCGTAACACTAACCAGCGTATTATCAGATTTAAGGGGGCTTAGTGTGCGTGGAATAGAGCGTTCACGTGCCTCCGGTAGCAAGACGCAGCGTTTTCTAACTACTCAGCCATATGTTGCAGCTAGGCAGATATCATTTAACAACGATGCCAAGCATGCTAGTATGTGTATCAATCACATGTCTAAAATTACGGCAAATGATAGTCATCGTCACGACGATATTGCAGATACCCTTTGCGATGCTGTCAAAATCGCACTCATTGACAAGTCAATCCAACGCAACATTACACAAAATGACACATTATCTGCTACTATTATGAGACCTCAACTTGAACGTCTACAAATAGAGAGCGATTTATATTATGGCGGACAATAAAGAATATTATAGCATCGAGAATCTCTCACGCATCAAACGCAATATCGCTACATCTTATTTGTACTTTGAAGACAATTACAAGCGGTTTAGAGACTTTCGCAGGTTTGTGTTTTGTGAATCGGTCACTGAAGACCAGCGTTCCATGCTTCGTAGACTTAATCGACCGGCTACGGAATTCAACATTTTAGAGGCGTTTATTAGTCGATTGCTGGGTGAGTTCAGCAAGCAAGAGCCATCGATTGTTGTATCACCAGCTGAGGACGCGCCAATACCCGACGAACTATTAAAGCTTATTGAAAATAACATACGTCACGTCATGTATGACGCTAACAAAAACTCATTTGCTTATGAGATTTACAAAGACTTGTTGTCTGGTGGATTCTCAGTCGGCAAGGTCTGGACTGAGTATGCTAATCCCATGGCGATGGAGCAAGTGATACGTTGGGCGCGCGTGTTTGATCCAACTTTGTGCGGATTTGACCCATTAGCAAGATCTAGTCATAAAGGGGATGGAGCGTACAGCTTTGAATTGTTTCCTATGCTGCAAGAAGATTTTGAGTTGATGTACCCTGATTTGCGTGTTGAGGAGCTAGAGTATCTTCGCGATATTGAGGGATTCAGTTGGACTTATGAGGACTCTCAGCAACGCAAGACTATTCTTGTTGGCGAGTATTACGAAAAGAAGAAGCGCAAAGTTAAAATAGTTAAGCTTGCTAATGGATCTACGATGCCATTGAGTGATTATAATAAACTTGCTAAGAAGTGGGTTGAATTGAATGTACTTGAGCAAATGCCTGTAATTACTGCTCGACGTACTACTGAGCTTGAGACTATTTGTTATTATAAGATTATTGGTTGCAAAGTTCTTGAATATCGCGAAACAGACTTTACATTTTTGCCCCATGTATTCTTTGATGGCCATTCAATTATATTGTCTCGTGGTGAGTCTAGTTCGCAGTCTTATCAAATGACAAGGCCTTATGTTTATCATGCTAAAGGCATTCAGGATTTAAAAAACTTTGCGGGTCAGACATTGGCCAATTATCTCCAAAATCAGGTGCAACATAAGTTTATCGTGAAGAAAGAGGCTATTCCACAAGAGAAAGATTATTTGTCTGCTCTGACTAACCCGCAGCGGGCTAGTACGCTTGTTGTGAATGCTTTTTATGAAAACGATCCTCAGCAAGCAATTCCCGATCCAATTCGTGAAGTGGTTAACATGCCTGCGCCTCCAGAGGTTATGGCGGCGTTTCAAGTTACCGATCCAACCACACAGACTATTCTTGGCAGTTATGCGAGTAATAATGGACAAAATGAAAATGACGCGTCGGGTAAAGCGGTTATTGCCACTCAAAGTGCTGGCAATGCTGCGGCTATGCCTTACGTAGTTGGCTATCTTGCTGGTCTTAATCAAATGGGCATTATCCATACAAACCTCATGCCTAAATATGTAGTTGAGAAAGGACGCAAGCTTCCAACCATGAACAATGCGGGTGATAGAGACTATCAAGAGGTTAATGGTGATCAGTCTC